TCCCTTTCATTATTGAATTAGACGAAGAAAGCAAACTGCCACGCATCCGCATAGAAAATCCAATTGGGGCTTACCCAGAATTTGACCGCTATGGACGCTGTGTTGCTTTTGCAAAACGATACACACTGACACTAGGCGAACTTGTCTCACAATTTCCTGAGTATGAAAGAGAATTGCTAGGCGGCTACGGCTACAAGCAAGACCTCAATCACCAGGTTGAGATGATTCGCTATTACGACAAAGACCAGTCAGTTATCTACATCCCATCAAAAGACAATCTAGTTCTTTCAAAGGCAAGCAATCCTCTTGGAAAAATGATGGTTGTTGTTGCACGTAAGCCATCTATTGATGGTGAACTACGTGGTCAATTTGATGATGTGCTTGGCATTCAATTGCTTCGCAATCGTTTTGCTTTACTTGCTATGGAGGCTGCAGAAAAATCTGTACAGGCTCCTATTGTACTTCCACAAGATGTACAAGAACTACAGTTGGGTGGAGATGCGGTTATCCGTACTTCAAACCCAGCAGGTGTACGCCGTGTAGAACTATCACTTCCACAAGGTGCGTTCACTGAACAAGCACAACTCAATCAAGAACTTCGTGTAGGCACACGCTATCCTGAAGGACGTACAGGAAACATTGATGCTTCTATCGTCACTGGACAAGGCGTACAGGCTCTTATGGGAGCCTTTGATACACAAGTTAAATCAGCACAAGCCATCTTTGCTGCTGCTCTTCGTGATGTAATTTCAATCTGCTTTGAAGTAGATGAGAAAATTTTCCCAGAAGAGAAGACAATTCGTGGCGTTGACTCTGGTTCACCTTATGAAATTACATACAAGCCATCAAAGGACATCAAGAGTGACTACTCTGCAGATGTTCGTTATGGAATGTTGGCTGGATTAAATCCAGCACAGGGACTTATCTTTATGCTTCAAGCATTGGGTGGCGGTCTTATCTCTAAGGATATGGCAATGCGTGAACTTCCATTCACTGTAAACGTTACACAAGAACTTGAAAAGATTGAAATTGAGAATATGCGTACTGCACTCCTTGGAGGCATTACTGCTATGGCTCAAGCAATTCCTGCGATGGCAACTCAGGGACAAGACCCATCAGATATGGTAAATAAAATTGCTGCGGTTATCAAGGCTCGTCAAAAGGGTCAAGCACTAGAAGACGCGATTGAAGCCACATTCACTCCACAGCAACAAGTTCCTCCTGCTGGGGCACCAACTCAGGTTGAGCAACCGTCCCCTGCTCCCTCTGGAGTTCCAGCAGGAGGCGCTCTTGCGCCCGAAGCACCAATTGCAGCACCAGAAGAACCAGCACCAGATATTCAAACAATTCTTGCAAGCCTAAGTGCTTCAGGAAGAACTGGCGGAAGAGCGTCTACAACAGCAAGACTATAAAAAAGTAGGGGACTATGACAACAATTATTGGTTTAGAGTATAAAGACAGTGCAGTAATTGTTGCAGATAGTCAAACTACTGATGACAGTGGGCGAATTTATTCGCACCCTGATGTTAAGAAGATTGCTGAACGGGGACACTTTTTAGTTGCAGGGTCAGGTGAAGTTCTGCCTTGCGATGTAGCACAACATATCTGGGAACCACCAGTTCCAACTAAGGCTGATTGCAAAGACTTGTATCACTTTATGATTGCCAAGGCTATGCCTTCTCTACGCAAATGCTTATCAGAGAATGGTTATAACTTTGATGAAGATAATAAAGAAATGCGCTTTCAGTTTATTATTGCTGTAGGCGGAGAAATATTTGATGTAGACCAAGAGTGTTCAGTATCTAAATCTGGCACTAATGTCTATGCAGCAGGTTCTGGCGCAGCATATGCACTAGGTGCATTACACGCAGGAGCAGATGCTTACGAAGCAATGGAAATTGCAAGTAAGTTAACAGCATTTACAGCGGGACCTTATCTATCAAAAACACAATTAAAACATATTAAGTAGGAGGCACTGTGGCTGGAGTTAAAGGCAAGAGTGGGGGCGCCAATGGCGGTCCTCAATATAATCCAGCAAACATTTCCGCAACAGGTGGCGATGGTCAATCAGGAAAGCAACCAGTTAGATATATACCTAATATGAAATCTTTAGGCTCAACAGGAGTTGAAACAATGGCACAACAGAATGCGGCACCTTTGGCTGAATCATCTTTTAATGCTGGCTCAGCACGTATGGGTGAATCTGCATCTCTAATGTCATCCTTACCAACACTTCTTGATGAAACAAAGCGTCCAGCAGAACCTACGTCTGCAGGTGTTAACTTTGGTAAAGGCGGTGGCTCAGAGATGCTACCTTCATCTCTTGGACAAGACCAACGTCCAATTGAGAATAAGGCTATTGTTGCAAAATATTTGCCAGCAATGATGGAAGCGGGACGCAGTGTTGATGCTCCTGATTCATACAAACAATTTTTATCTTACTTGTTAAAGAAGATGCAATGAACTCTTGGATTCCAGGTGGGATTTACGACAACATTGATAAGTTTGCAAACTCTTTAGGTTATGAGAATGCTGCTATTGCTTTGACTCTTGCAACAATCCCTTGGGATTCAGTTGATGACAGAGATTCTTTTATTGAAATGCTTACTGGGGAAATGCCTCGCGGTGGTAAAACTAAAAACCAATTCGGAGTTTAAGGAGATAGAATGTCATTATGGAATGATTTCCTAGACAATATCGCCAAACCAGTTGGCAAAACTATTGCAGGTAGCGTTGATTACTGGAAAGATGCTTTTACTGGAAACCTAGGTTCTCCATCACAGTTCATCTCAAATGTTGCAACCGATGCTGGCGTTGAAATTGGGGCTACTCCTTTGCTACGTCAACTAGGTGTTGAAGAGCAAGCACAGCAAGTTATCAAGGACAATCTTAAATATTCTGTAAAGAGTCAATCAACCAGCAATGATATAGTTCTTAAGGCTGGAGTTAAACTTCACGATGAAGTTTTGTCGCCATACCTTACTCGCCCAGCATCAACTCTTGGATTAATTACAGACGTAGATTCTCCACTTTATACAAGTGAAGAGTTTGAAAAAGGCTTTCAAGTTAAAGATATTGTTTCTGCATATAATCGCTCTGAAAAAGTTTCAATGGCTCAGGCTTTCACAAAGTCAGACTTAAACCATAATACGAATTTACTGCAAAATATTTTGTTCAATGCTGGTAATATTGATATTGACGAAGTTAATTTATGGGATGACAATGATATTCAAAAAACATTTGTGGATAATATTGTTGGAAGATATTACACTGGCGCTGGAGATTTTGTCGGCGCCAATGTTATTATTTCCAAAGGTGCAGGTGCAGTACAAAAAGTAGGAAGTTTTGCAGTTCGCAAGATTGGTCTTTCTACAAAAAATAAAGCAGCCTCGCAATTTGAAATGGACATCAATGATGGTCTTGCATTTAAGAATAGTGCTGGGGCAACTGGTCGTTTAACAACCGCTGGCGCAGATGTTCAGCGCCTGGCATCTACAACTGATATTAATGAAGTGGGTCAATTAGTTCAAAAGTACAGTAACAACGCCAACCTTATTGGACCTATCTCACGTGCTACTGACCCAAATACTGTTAAAGACTTATTGCTTGCCGATAAGGGCTACTACCCAGCACTTGATAGACTTTCAAAGAATGCACCTGCAGACTTGTATGAAATTGCAGATATGAATTCTGTATTCAAGGCTAAGGCTATTGAAGAAGGCAAACTTCCAGAGTTTGATGATATATCTTGGGAACGATTAAATGCAGCATTTGATGATGCAATCAATCGTGTACCTGAATATCGCTATATCCGCGATTCACTTCTTGACCCGCAGACAAAGACTCCTTTAATGCAGGGTAAAGATTACATTCCTGCTGAGCCAGTTATTGGCAAGGCTGCCTATGTTGCTGGTCGCGAGCGCCTTGGCAAACTTCGTGCTGCTGCTGTTACACGCGACTTCTCTAAACTAGGTAGCATTGAAGAGCGCATTCTTGGCGGTAGCCTCAATGGTCCTATTACAAGAATAGTTAGATTTACTGGTACCGAAAAACCACTTGGTTTCGTAACCTTCTCTGGTTCACGTCCATTTGACGCATTTAAAGAAATAGATGCTTTCTTTGATGATATAGACCTATTTAAAAATGGTTCCAATATGGTATCAATTAGTCCTACTGTAAAGATTACTGCTGCAGAATTTCGTAATTCAGTCAAGCAGAAACTTGCTAATGCAGAGACTAACATTCAGCGCAAAAATGTGCTTGAAGAATTAGATGACCAAATTGGTCTTGTCACAGCATTCTCTAATGGATTCTACGATGTAGCAAAGATTAAGAACTTTACTCAAGAAATCAAGAATAAAGTCATTAACTCTACAAACTCAATCGCAAGAACTGGTTACGCTATGGATGCTACTGGTTCTCGCGTTATTACTGATGCACAGACTCAGAGCCAGTTGATTGAGTCCTACCGTATGGCTCCTTGGAACTTTATTGAAAAAGAACTACTTCTTGCTCTAAAGAAGCCAGGTCTTGAGGTTGGTGTAATCAGAACAACTGATGCAATTAATGCTTTCTACGAAACATTCAACAAGTATTGGACGCTTGATGTATTGGCAAAGCCATCATACATTCCAAAGAACTCATTATTTGAGCCAGCCTTAAGTGCGACTCTTGCACACGGAATTGACGCCGTTGTACAAGGTGTCCCAACTATGACTAAGAATTTCTTGGCTAACAACAAGAACCGTGTGATGGGTAAAGTATCTAAGGCTTATAGGGGTAAAGAATATCGTGCAGTCAACAAGGCTGTAGATGACCTTACTAACCAACTAGATGCTGCAGTGGCACAACTGGATGCCCTAACTGCAGAGGCTTCATTATTCTTACAGCCAGAGTTGCATCCAATTAAACTTGGTCCAAAGGTTATAAAAGATAATAAGGCAGTCGTACTTGACCAACTCAAGAAGACACAGAAACTTGTAGATGATATTGAGTTGGAACTTCGTGACGCTATTAGTCCTTTTGGAACTATGTCTCAAGTCCCAACTATTGCAGCCCTTGAGCGCCGTATTGCCTATATCAAGAACATTGGTGTTGAAGAAGTAGCCAAAATGGTTCCTGCCAGGATTGTCAAAAATACAGATGAAATGATTTCTATTTTGAATAGTCAAAGAAATCGTGGATTTACTGTTGACAATTATAAAGAATTTGAAGATTCACTTATTAAGTACACAAACGGAAGTGGTGACTATAGCCTAGTCAACTCCGTCCTTCGTGGTGGATATAAGGCATCAGAAAAAGAAGCATTAAAAGTAAATAAGATTGTTTCTGATATGGATTCTCTTATCTCTGCAGCGCCAGTTCTTGATGAATCAATCATTACCTTCAGAGGTCTATCACTAGATAAATATAGCCAAGAATATTTGACTAATTTACGTAGCCTAAAACCAGGGGATACGTTTACCGAAAAAGGATTTTCGTCTACATCTCTTGGCGAAGAAGTTGCTACTGGCATTGCTCGTGGAACTGGTTATTACTCAAAGTCTGAGTTCCCAGTTCGTGGACTTGTTCTTGAAATAACAAATCCTGTTGGAACAAAAGGTATTTTCCCAATTGGAATGAGAGCACAAGTAACAGAAAAATTGGCTAAAGGTGAAAGTGAATGGCTACTTCCACGTAATACAAAATTTCAGGTTACAGAAATAACTGATGGTAAAATTAAAGTTACCGTAACTGGCATTCCTAAAACTGGCACTGCTACACCAGCATCAATGGTTAAGCGTGGCGAAGTAACATCTAAGGCAAACAAGACTGTAACCAAAGTCTTTCAGGCGCAAGCATCTAAAGTTGCTGAGGCTGAACTTGCAGTATTGCAAGCAAAACGTGCTCTTCAATCAATCGCTCCAGATGGTGCTGAACTACTAGCAGCCAATAAGAATATTGCTATGCAATATAAGGCAATTGATGACATCTTGCAATCTCTTGGTGAGGCTCGTGTAAAACAGGCTGATACATTTGGCAAAGATGCTAAGTATAAAGCACGCTACTATGGTAAGCCAGAACAGTATCGTATGATTGCTGGTCAATGGATTCCTATTAAGTCACTCTTTGATGAGAACCTTATGGGTGCTGCATTCAAGAGCGAGTTCGGTAACTCACGCACCGTTGCTGCTACATACCTAGGCGAAAGAACTATTGGTGTGCGCCAGGGTATGGTTCTTCGTAGAGGACCATCAACTACTACATACATCAATGACCCTAACTATTTTGAAGAGTTGGCTTATTACGTCAACCGTTCTCTACGCAATGACCCACTTATTAAGCAAGCACTTGAGGGATTGCCA